CCTTGGGTTGGGTAACACCACTAGCTGCTGAACCTTTTGTAGCCATTATTGCTCCTTTGGAGGTGCTTTTTCCTTGGGTGGGGGCTGCTGCGCCGCTTTTTCCGCTTGCTTTTGCTCCATCACCTTTAGTCTGTCCTTGAGCAATTGTTTCATTGGTGGCTCAAGTAAGTCAAGCAGAGATTCTTTGTCAATGACCTGTGCCTTAAACAAATTGAAGGCCAACTGGCGCAAATCTTCCATAAAGATGGGCGAATTGCTGTGTGCATCCACTTTGACCACAAAATCCTTGGTGAACTGCTCGGCAATAAACGGCGTACCCTTTACATCCTTGAAATGGGTGTTGTCATAGGCTTGCATACACTTGAGGTACAAAGTAGCCAGCTTTTCTAGGCTGTCTTCAATAACCAGCGCCCGTTTCTTGGCCCGACTTGACCCCAGACGGGCAAGTTGGCTGGCGTGACCAGTGGAACGCACCCCAGATTCGCCCTTGCCTTGCAGGATGGACGAGATACCAGATGCCTCTTCAAACATGGCATCAATCTCACCAATCTCTTTGAACAGGTCAGGCGGGATGGTAGGCGCAAGTTTCTCCACCTTGGCGTTTGGCATGTCAGTTGCCAGTAAGCCACCAGCCCGGTTGAGGGCAAAATTCTTTTCATCCAAGATGCCGGTAAAGCCAATCAGGGCAGTAGGAGGCGATACTTGTTTACTCAGCAAGTCCAAGATTTCAGACATACGCTTGGTGCGTAGCTGCTGCAAGTAAATCAGACGGGCAACTTCAGATGTTCCCCAGAAATAATCGTATTGCGGGTTTGGACAGACTTGAACAAAAGGCAACTCACCTTTCAAGAACACAGACTCGCCGGGGCGGTCATAGATGATGATGTCAGGTTCTGCTCTGGTGACAACCTGATAGTCATTGGTGTCATCGTTCCACACCCACAACTCTGTCATCTCCACCGTTTCTTCTGCAACGGTAGCCTTGTATCTGTTCATTCCAGACAAGTCTAGATTGACGTTACCGTACATGGTGGGATTGCTGGCAGAGAGAATAATTTTCTCTACGCCGTTAGAAACTTCTGTGCGCTCATGCTGAGTTGCGCTGACACGCTTAACAATCTTGTCCCTGTTGGGATGCGAGTACAGACGGGCGTACAACTCTGACTTGGTGATGTAGTACGTCTGAACAATTGCTTCTTGTCGGTCAGTGTACGGACTGTCTTCCCGCAACACACCCATGCAACCCGGCTCCACCATGTAGGGGTGGATACCGTTGTTCATAATCAGTTTTACAAAAGTAGAACTGTAAGCCAGTGACCACGAGACTGCTTGCGAGAAAACTTGGTCAGCATTGCTGTTGAGCCACTCATCATTGAGCGCACGGGTCAGCGTTGGAATCTTGGTGTGTTCTGCCTCATTGACGGCAGCACCGATATTGATACTGAACCTTGTTGTCTCTGCTGAGTACAAGAAAGAAGTCAGTTGGTCAATGTGAGGATAGATTTTGTTGTACAGGGCCGGGGTTTCGCTCGGCCCGTTTCCAAACAAATACCAACTCCGCAGCGCCGCATAGTCAGGCTTGCGCTCATCCCTTGATACCAGACACTTCTGTATCAGGTCAAGATAGAAAAGTTCCCTGTCTAGTGGTGCTGATGGAATTTTCATGGTTTAGGAACTGAAAGGTTTTCGTGGTCTGGAATATATGACGCAGGTTTTGGCCCTGTCAAGTTCCCCGCTTCTTTCGGATTAATCCCCACAGATTCTCCCATGACAGACTTAAATTGTCCACCAAGGACGGATTTCATAGAGATATTACCGCCATTTCCCCAGATTGCGGAGTCACCAGCCCGTCCTTCTTTGGGTTTTTGGCTCTCAAAGTGTTCGCTGGCGGCTGTAGCCTCTGCATATTGCTTGTCAGTCAGCTTATTCTTGCGCTTGAGGTATCCACTCTGGTGTTCGCCCTCTTTGGTGGACTTGATGTCCGTCATATCAAAGTCTTTAGCCAAACCTTTCAGCGTTTCATCTGTTTTGGCGGTTTTTGCCGACCTTGTACCCACTGGTTTCAAGTGAATGATAGAAATGGTGGCTTTGCAGTGCTTCATGGGGCATTCAGCCTCCCATGCTTCAAATACACCGTGTGATTCGCAATAATAGTCTCGCAAGATAGCCATAGTTACCCTCTAAGTGCTTCGTTAAGGTCAATTTCACTGTAATCATGGCGGTTGACCATTCCCACCTTGATTTTTATCCCGTCAGAGGTAACTTTTAGCCCCATACCCGCCATCATGGGGGGTTCTGGAACCTTTCTGTACTCCACATACCGGGTTAAATCTTTGCGCCGCATAACTCTCACGTTCCCTGCTTTCCACTGCGTATAGGCTTTGTTGACCCGCATCTGGACATATTCGGTCAAAGGTTCGCACTGTCGGATGAATACATCCCGAAAATGCTCCTTGTGTATCCCCGCTAACTCGCAAAACAGGGGGATAGAGATGCCTCTTTCCTTGTCAGCATGGAACTTTTGAATCTGCCGCATCAACTCTTTTTTGGGTAGGACAATCATGAGCCATACATTCCTATCTTTTTGAGGTAGTCACTTACGTTTCTGCCCACAGAAATCTGTTCTGGAGTGTAGTCTTCCTGAGACTTGCTTACTTCACGGGTCAGTCTGGCAGAGATGAGGCGGGGCTGGACTTGCTCTGCGTAGGCGACACAGGCCAGCGCAGCGGCGATAACCCGGTCATCCTTGGCTCTGCCGGGTGCGCCAATAAATCCGTCCTCACGCACAATGGTCTTCATCTCTTCCAACAAGTCCATACTGCGTACACCCATCATAGTACGCTCAAAATAGTCTTTCATGTAGGACAGCATCCGTTCTTTGGTAGAACTGGTGGTCAAGAATCCTATGCTCATGCTTGGCCCACCCAGCGAGTCATTACGCCGCCAGAGGTAGTTGGACATGTTGCCAAGTACGTCCATCAGGTCAGAGCCAGTTTTCCCGCCCATGCTGACTGCCATCCGCTTGAGAGTCCTCAGCTCATTGATGACTGCCTGACCGGGGCCGTTGATTTCCAGATTGAGGGTAGAGTTCTTGTAGGCTCCAGCCAAGTGCGCTATCACCCACGCAAACTGGTAGGTGTTCATCTCGCTGGTGGCAAACTCTGCCACTTGGTCTAGACCATTGGCATAGCACCGGAACACTTGGATACAGAACCTGTCTGCCCAATCACTGCTGCCGTAAGCCGGGTCTGCGCCTATAACGTAGTACGCAGTGTCCAGCGGCTCTTCCCAAATCTTTAAAGTGCCAAGGCGCTCCGTAGACTTCACCACTTCCGTGTCTTGGAAAGACTGACCAAAGACATAGCGGTAGTGGTCAGGCAATAGCTTCTTAGATTCCTTGGCAGCTTCCGTACAGCGGGTGTGGGAGAAGAAGCTGGTTCCCGTCATCACAAAGGCGTAGTCCTCTGTAGGGGGAAACTCTTGGTACATCAGGGTTTCGTCCTTGATACCTTCTGACAGTTTCCAGCGCCACCATGCCATCTGCCGGGAGTTAATCTCTACGCCGTACAGTTTCTTGATGTCCTTAGTCCATTCTTTCTCTTCCGGGGTAAGCCGCCCATCCCAATAGACTTTGTAGATGTTGCTGCTTGCGTCCACAGAATAGTATTCGTTACGCCACCAGCCGCAGAAGATTGCACGTTGGGTCTTGGCAGACTTGGCTACCTTGTACATGTCGTGGAACATGTTAAAGCCCTGCGCTGTGCTTTCAAACATATACAGACGCTCCGGGTTCTTCTCAGCTAGGGAAGCTATCAGGGAAGCTAGTCCCTCCTCATTGCCCCAACTGGCTGTCTCTGTGCCGTGCAAATAAGTGATGGCTTTTCCTTGGCCTAGACGAGACTTGTTACCAGCTATTTGGTAGAAGATGCGGCTCCTGTTTTTAAGAACCATCTGATTTCGGTTGTGCGCCACCAGCGGTATCTTGTACTCGCGGGGTAGCCCGTCCATGTACATAGCAAGAGTAGAGCGGAACATATCCCGGTTCTCTTCTGTGTCTGCCACCAGCGTCCCCTGCCAGCCCGGATGCGTGAACTGCCAGTAGAGGTCAAGGGCGAGGCTAACGGTTGTGATACCAAGCTGCCGTCCTTTGAGGATGACAAAGAAGTGGACATCATCAGCTAGACCTTTCTGTATTTCCTCCATGACATACTTCTGTGTCCCCAGAAGATTGCCCATTTTCTTGAGGCCTTCTTCTTTGGTTTCAATCTTCAGTTCACTACAGAACTTGTAGAAGTGCTGGAGGTTAAAGTTCACGGAACAATCTTTCCATGATAGGGGAGTCGGCAGTCAATCATGTGTTCTGTACTGAACTTGCCTTTGATGATGTCTTGGCAACGGTTGTTAAACATCTGGACGTTCTGCTCATAACGCCCTTGGTACAGATGGTACACGCCTTCCTCAAAGTGAGTGCCTATGCCGTACAGACCGTAGGTATGCAGCCGCCACGCCCCTTCCAGTGGCTCTGCTGTCCAGTGGGTAGGGTACAGGGTCTTGTAGCGGATGTCAGACATCTCTGCTGCGTAGCTGACGTTCTCAGCCACATCCCCGTTGTCCGTCTCTGAGAAGGTAGGACGTTGCATAGCCTTCCATGTCTTACGCCAAATGAAGAAGAAAGCAGGGGAGGCAAAGATATGGGACTTGGGTGGAATGTGATTGCTGGCTTGGGCAATGCCAACAAAAGACTTGTTGTCTGCCGCCCACGCAATAGCATCGTCCACCACTTGCCTGTTGGTAGGCACACAGTCAATGTCCATAAAGCCAACAACGTCAGAGACACTGTTGTTCATGATGTTGTCCATCCACTGACCGTGCGGAGTCTGCTGCAAGGCGTAGCCCACCTCCAGCCCCAGATGGCGGCACACATCACTGTGGGACTTGAGCATGTCAACGTGGGTGTTGGGCCATGCCAGTGTATTTATCTCTACGTTCATACTTCTGTCTTTCCTGTTAATTCTTTATATTGAGGGTAAGTAACCATTGTCAACTCCCCGTTAAGGTTGATGATTACTTTAGAGTCATCAGGGATAAGTTCTTTGTTCTGACTGTAGTGAAACGCAAAGCTGGTGGGGTAATTCACAGTTGGGAGAATTGACCTTACTATCTTTAACCCACTGTCCTTCACTGTTGCCCAGAACACCCGGTCATCAACAATACACAACCGTTTGTCTTTCAATCCCCAAGCCCTGAGTAGGTGAAAAGCATCCCGCCTTACAAGGTAGCAGTTAGTGTCATTAAAGTAATCTCCGTCTGACTCTGCATCTACCGCCATAAAACTGCCGTCTGTTTTGTACAAGTTGCGGGGGCAAGTAACGATAGGCGCATCTTCCTTCTCCATTGTTGTGACCAACCGCTGTACATGGTTCTTCTCTAACCAGCAGTCAGCATCCAGCAAGCAGATAGCATCTACACCAGCAGCGTCTGCCAAGGCGCAACCTACCAGCCGAGGCGTATCTCCGTAGTCACCGCAGTGGGGAAGTTTCACATGAAACATCAAGTCCTCAAACTCAGGCTTGGGAAATCCGTCTGACACCATGTAGTGCCGGACATCTTTGTAAGTCTGTTTGACAACACTGGCTCTGCACTTTGTCAGTACGTCCAACGACTCCTTGTAGTAAGGAGTAACCACTGCTACTTTCATACGTCCACCAATAGTTCTTCTGTTGCCACTACCCGCATGTACTTCTTGAGCCGCACATCCGACTCCTTGCCGTACACCTTCTCTAGCTTCTTTAGCTGCTTGTCCAAGA